TGATGTATTGCTATTCCTATGTCAATGCCCCTGTCATATTCTACTCGCCTTAACGATTCTGTTGAAAAACAAACAACAAATTTTCCCGTGTCTTTTTCCATTGTTGAAAAACCACAGTCAGTTTCATTATTCACATAGTATTTCTTTGTGTCTAGATCTCTTACTAGCACTTTTAGGTTGATATCAAAATCAAAGTTGTTTTCTAGCAAGTCATTGATCATTTCTAACATTGGCTCTTTATTGGCATCAAACAACTTTTTATCACTTGATTCATTTACAATTTCAACTTGATGATTATATTTCTTCATTTTTTCTCTTAAAATATTTTTATTTTTTTTAATTATATCACATACTTTTCAATTCTGTGCTTTTAAATGACAATTTTTTTAAAAATAACCACTAGGGATTTCCTAGTGGCTATGGAAGTATCTTTGTTATTTTTACCATATTTGTGAATACGAATGTCGCTTTATTTCCATCTATTAGTATCTTATCTATAAGTTGCTTGAAGATATGTGGTTGAAACTCTGTGAATTGCTGTTCTTTGTTTAGTAATTTTCTAAGGTCTTCTGTCCTATATAAATCCCTTGACCTTTGTTTTTCTAGTAGTATTGCATCTGTTTTCTGGGTTTTAAGGTTCTCTATTTCGTTCATAATTTGTTGGCTTTCTTTGTATGTATCCATTGTGCTTATGCCTTGAATAAGTGCCATTAAATCCCTTTGTTTTAGTTCTATTTGTCTATCTATTTGTTCTGGTGTTATGTCATCTTTTCTCTTCTTTATGACTTCTTCTAGGTTGCTTATTACTGTCTCTATCACATTGGCTTTATCTACTATTAATTCGTTTAGTGATTCTAGGAATGCTTGTTCTATATCTTTTTCCTTGAATAGTTTTTGATTGCAGTTTGCTTTGTTTTTCTTATGGTTTATACATACCCATGTTCCTATGGTTTCTTTACCTATAGTGTAGCAATGTCTTCTAAACTTGCTGCCACATTGTAAGCAGTATATCTTGTTTGAGAATGGGTATTTTGATGAGTATACACTTCTACCAGTTTCTCCATATCCCCTTTGATTTTTCCTATACTCTATTTCTTTTGCTACTCTGTTCCATTCAGTTTTGGAGATTATTGCTTTGTGATGGTCTTCTATATAGTATTGTTTACCTGTTGTATTTGGAACTCTTTTCTTGAATTTTAGGTCTGTGTAAGTTATTTTGTTTAGGTGCAAGTCGCCTTTGTATTTCTCATTTTTTAGTATAATCTCTACTGTTGAGCTTTTCCATGTTGGCATACCTTTTGGTGAGCATATTCCCCTTTCTTCTAGCATCTTTGCTATTTGCCTATATGAGTATCCATCTAGGTATGTTTTGAATATGTATTTTATTACATCTGCTTGTCGTTCATTGATTGTTATTTTTCTTTCAATTGTGCGACCACCCTTGTTTTTTATTATCTCAAGATTATATCCGTAGCATTCTGCGAATGGGTAGTTTCCTTGTTCTATCTGTCTTATTTTACCCCATTTTACCGATTCACTTAGAGATTTTGAATAATCTTCAGCATTGGCTGCACACATTAGGATTTGTATTCTTGTTCCTTGTCTATCATCTAGACTGTTTATGTTTTCATTTTCGAATATGATTGGTATACCTTTTTGATTTAGTTGTTCTATGATGTTTAGGATATCTACCACATTTCTTGCGAATCTTGGTATTGATTTACATAGTATAATGTCTATTTTCCCATCTAGTGCATCCTTTATCATTCTATTAAACTCATCTCTTTTCTTCATGCTAGTTCCTGAGATGCCTTCATCTGCATATATACCTGCGAATATCCATTTAGGATGACTTTGTATTTTATCGGTATAGTATGTCTTTTGTGCTATATAACTCGTTTTTTGTTCTTCCGAGTCTGTTGATACTCTACAATATGCACACACTCTTTTAGGCAATTCTTGTTTGAGTATGTCCATTGTATTGTTCTGTGTTATTGTTGGTTGTATAACCCTTACATTAGGCGCTAATTGCATATATTTCTACCTCCCCAATTTCATCTCTTTCTAGTTGATAATCTATGACTTCTATGTTTGCTTGATAGCCATTTCTAAACTTGTATATTAGTTTGTTTCTATTCATGACTATAATTTCTTCTAGCATAAGTTTGCAGATTTCTTCATCAAACTTTTCTAGTTTGTCATACCTGTTGAATACCTCATTGAACTTGTCTATATATGAGCTTTGTTCTCTGATATCAATGTTGTATTTGTATATCTCTTTTTTTCTATCTTCAAGCTTCATAACCTTTGTTATAAGTTCTTGATGTTTTTGTTCAAACTCTTCTGTTAGTAGGCCTCTAACTTCCATTTGGAGATATATTTTTTCTTTGTTTAGTAGTTCTTTTATCTTGATATCTATTTGTTCAATTTCTTCATTCTTTAAGGCTTTTTTCTCTTGTTTGCCTACCATTGATTTCATAGTGTTGAATGCCTTTATAAATGCATCTTCTAGAGTTAGTCTATCTTGTATCCTATTGTGACAAGCATGTACTCCATGCATCTTTCTTTTTTGGCAATCGTATGTTTCTTTTTGTTTGTTGCCATGTTTCAATGTTTTGTGTCCAAACCCTTGTTTGTTATAGTTTGAACCACATTGTCCACACCTTATAATTCCCCTAAATATGTCATATCTTGGTATGTGTCCTGGCTTCCTATCATAGACCATTCTGCTTTGCCTTATCACTTTGGCTTTTTCGAATTGCTCATGTGTGATTATTGGTTCGCACCACCTTTCTACCACATACATTGCTTTCTCTCCACGATTGATTCGTTGTCCTCTGCTATCTGAGTAATACTTTTGCAAGTATGCATCTCCTGTGTATTTCTCTTGTTTTAGTATGTGTGCTAAGTTGCAGTAGTTCCATTCTTTACCACCTGAGGTCTTTATTCCTCTTGCATTTAGCGACCTTATAATATCGCTTGGCTTATCTCCATTGGTGTATCTGTCAAAGATTTCTTTTACTATCTTAGCATCTTCTGGTACTAGAATTAGTTTTCTATCTTCATCGTATCTATATCCCAGTAATGGATTAGGATTTGGTATAACTACTTTGCCTTGTTCCATTCTTCTTAGGATACCGAACTTTGTTGCAATGCTATCTTTCTCAAGTTCATCTTCTGCGAAGTATGATTTGATAATTGTCTTTATGTTTTGCTTATCTCTGAATGTATCTATATCATCTACTTCGAATATGATTTGTACACCTATTTTTGTAAGGTCTTCTATGGTTTGTAGCAGTTGCCTTGCATTTCTACCAAATCTGGCTACTGTTTTGGTGTATATTATGTCTATATTCCTTGATTTGCATTGCTTTATCATTTCCAAGAATTGTGATCTTTTCTTCTGATTCGCTCCACTTTTTCGCTCTGCATAGACACCCATGTTGATATAGTTTGGTATGCTGTTTATAAAATCGTTATAGTAATTTATTTGAGACACCAAACTGCCTTCTTGCTTTTCTGCCTTTGTGCTAACTCTGGCATAGGCACAAACTCGTTTCATTTCAAGTTTCTCTTGCATGTTTTCTCCCTCCTTCTAGACAAAACAATACCGCCAACACTGCACAAAGTCCAGTGAAAAGCGAAATAAAAAAAGCCAAGTTTTAGGCAAAACTCAGCTTATTTCTTTTATCAATTTCTTCGTATTCTTCAAGGGTTATAACCTTTTTTTCTAAAAGCATATCAAGTATGCCTTTGGCTAATCTGTAATTAAGATTGTTATTTAATTTTTCCATTCTTATCTACTTCCTTTACCTCTATTCCATACTTAGTTAATTGTTTAAATATTTGGTTGCATCCTGTTGCCGACAAACCACTAGCACCACCAACTAATATGGCTGTAAATAAATTGGTTGCGGCAATGAGACTGGGAAAGGCAAAAAAACAAATTATTCCTGCAATTATTCCACAAATACATGCGATTATAGGAATTATCCTAATCAGCTTCTCATTACCTTTTGCAATATATTTCTTATATAATTCCATTAGTCCAAATACTAATGCAACTATAACTGGCACACAAATTATCTCTAACATACCTATTATTCCCCTTTATCAATATTTTCAAATAAAAACTCTAACATTTCTTTGTTTACAATTTCGTATTCTTTAAGTGCTTTTTTCAATTCTCCATTTGTCTTTCCATCTCTTAAGGCGATAGAATTTGCGAGTGTCAAATCTCCTATTGCACTAATACTTTTAATTGTTAAAACATCTCTTTTATGTCTTTGTTTTTCACATTTTTCATCATTTTCGTGTTTTTTCTTAAAGTATCTTTGCAAGAAAAAGAGCACCATACCACTGATGATGCTCGATGCAATACTAATTACAATTGCTACCATTATTCCTCCTTCTCAAACCTTGCAGTGAAATGTGTACCATATTTAATTTTGTATACATCTCCTGGCTTATACATTTTTGAATCCGCTGAACAATACCAACCAATAAAGTTTTCTTGGTTGCATTGTGGCAAGATATATTCTGTTCCTTCTACTCTCATGTAATCATCAATATTTTCAATAACATCTATGTCTGTAGTAACCGGCCAAATATTGTTTCCATCTTCATCTATAAATGGATCTACTTTATGTAATGGACTATTAACGAACTCATCAATCATTTCATTAATTTCTAATTCATTAATATATCCGCCTTCCATCAACATTCCCCACTCTTCTGCTCTGAAACCAATACTGTCTTTATTGGTAATTCTTAGAGTATCTCTAATGTAATCTTCAGAGAACAAGTATCCTTTGTATTCTCCATTTAGATATTGCTGTCTTATTGGAGACAAATATTTCATATTCTCATCAAAGCCATACATGTTTTGGAATCCTGTTGTAAATGGTTCACTTACTAACAAATTATTTGCAAAGCAATTTAGGAATTGTCCTGTTACCACTTCACAGAATTTTATCTCTTCAAATATAATTTCAATACTTTCTACCGATACTTCTGTTAATTCAAACTTACCATCCACCATAATTTGTTTTGGAACTCTTGTTCCCTTATGGAATTCAATAGGATTTGTTACTTGGACATATCTTCTCTCATCTAAACTATACATTGCATGTGGTGAAATAAAGTTTATCACACTGCCATCACTAAATGTTGTTTTATAGTATTTCCCAACTTTTTCTTCCCTATTTATCCAATGACAATAACTTGTATCAATCTCACCTGTATCGTGATTAAATCTTAAGATTCTATCCTTATATGTTACATCTTGAATTTTCTTCGTTGTTCCATCTGCCAATGTAATAGGTGTATCAAATGCAATACAACCTGAGTTCTGTGCTGTAACATAAGAATAAGGACCCCACCAATATGCGACACCATGAGTTGGTGTTACTGAACCTGCTTCCGTTTCACTTGTTTCATTATAGGCTACAACACTATTTGGTTCATATTTCATTGTTCTATATCTTACATTAGCATAAGCAGATTTAAATGTATCTGTTGATGTTGTTGCATTTCTACACTCTGCTCTGAAAGTAAATCCAGCACTGCTTGAACTTGATATTGTTAAACATGTATGATTGAAATAACCACCACTTGATGTAATATTAGAACATGTATATGATGATGACCATGTATCCCAGAATACATAAACTTCTACATATGGAACATAGTCACCAGAAACGATTTTACCTGAACCCTCATCACAATATCCACCATAAATGTATTTATATGTACCACCATCTCCACTAGAAGTTGATGTGTGTACTAAATTAGCAATTGGTGAATATGACTGACCAATATTAAGTTTAACATCCCATTTCGAGTTACTAGAGAAACATCCAGAACCCCAACTTGATACTGCTTTTGCATGAATGTTATTTAAGTCAAAATAGGTAATGTTTGTTTTTGCAAATGCAAATGAACCAATAGTATTTGTTGCTCCAGACGAAACTGAACCACTTCTTGTTGCTGTTCCTGTAATCTTTTGACAATTCCAGAAAGCATAATTACCAACATTATTAAATGTTATTCCTGCACAAGTTAATTTACTACAATTATAGAACGAATAGTTTCCTACTGAACTGAACGATACTGAACTTGTTACTCCACCAATAGATGCTAGTGAAGTACAATTATAATAACAATAATCTCCATATGTTGATGCTCGACAACTTGATGTCAACGATGAGCAACCATAGAATGCATTTGAATATATTGTTGACAACATTCCTGGAGCACTAAATGTTTGTAAGTTTGTACAACCTCTAAAAGCTTCCGAATTGATATATTTCAATGGTGTATAAACTGTTACTGACCTTAATGTAGTTACACCATAGAACATACTTGCTCCTATTGTTGTTACATTGGTATATCCTGTTGTACTTGCATTTGCTATTGCATAATATGATTGATTATTTCTTGTATATGTCTTATAGCAATATGGGATTGTAACATTAATATCACTACCATTGTATTTTGTAACTGTATTTCCCGAGAATACCCATAGAGTTGAGTATTGTATATCGCTTGTTGCAGATATATTGATTGCTCCAATACAATTGTATACTGTTATTGTTCCAGTATTTGCATCATAAGTATAATACGATGCATTTGTACTCGTAGTTGTCAAAGCAACTCCATCCATTGTTA